ACTGCAAGAGCGTATCGAAGACGTGCGTAAGAAGATAAGTGAAGAGACCAATGGTTTTTTCAAAGCTAAGCTAGAGCAGCGCTTATCTATGCTTTCCGGTAAAGTAGGCATCGTATATGTGGGCGCAGACTCACAGGTAGAGCTGAAGGAAAAGAAAGACCGCGTTGAAGATGCAATTTATGCCGTGCAAGCTGCACTTAAAGAGGGTATCGTTCCGGGTGGCGGTATTGCTCTTTTGCATGCATCTCAAAACATTGAACCAAAGAACTTGGGCTATAAAATCCTGCTAGAAGCTATTAAGGCGCCATTTAAGACTATTTTAAGCAACGCTGGTATAAACGATAGCGAAGAGCCGACCGATCGCGGTATGGGGATTGACGCAGCTTCCGGCGAAACGGTTGATATGGTAGAAGCAGGCATTATTGATCCGGTGCTTGTAACCAAAACAGCATTAAAGAATGCGGTAAGTGTTGCGACTACGATTATCTCTGCTGATTGTGTAATCTCAAATATGCGATTGGACGATGCAAGCAATTAATCAATACCTGGTAATACGCAAAATTAAAGAGGCCCCAAAGAAAGTTGGCGGTCTTGAAATTACAGAAGATAGAAATAAAGACCTTCGTTATTTGCGAGCGGAGGTAATTAGTGCTGGCGATAAGGTGGTAGGCGTAAAAGAAGGTGACTTCATACGCTATGACCGCCACGCCGGGCACGGCATTGAGTGGGGAGAGGAAATGTACCACGTCATCAATATCGGTGATATCGTTATTGTAGAATGAAGCTAACACCTTCCGACCTCCGCGAAATAAACCTGTTTAAGTATTACAGGCTCGTTAGAAAATGGGCTTGTAAAACTTACGGGTTAAATGACGCTGATTTAGAATTGCTGATCTATTTGGATTGCAAAGATAGATTTACGCGTGATGATTTTATTAATGGCACTTACACCTACTCTTGGGATAAAGATAGGTGGGAGCGGTTAAGACGCGATGGTTGGATTGACGTTTGGCGGCACAGAAACCGAACAACAATTAAATACAGCGTCTTCAAGGTATCCACCAAAGGAAAGCTTTTAATTACTAGGCTTTACAATATATTGCTGGGATACGAAGATATGCCGATTGGGCCGTCAAGCAAGTTTTACAAAAACAAATCATATACTGATAAGGTTTACAACAAAGCCATTGACGATATGATAAAGGATAAAGAGCGATGAAATATACTCAGCCTATTACACAACGCGCCAAATCGAATCCGGCGGCAGCACCAAAGAATCAAGAGGTAACGATCGACCCGCAGGGTAAGATACGTTCTACTTATTTTGATAAAGGGTGTGGTTGTGAGGCTGAATGCGAATGTGACGATTGATGTTTAAATTAAAGAGCAAAGCCGCATTATTTGGCATTAACGAAGAGGCATCAGATCACGGAACGCCTGTATTTGAAAAAGATCTAGCTGATGGTGTTGCTGCGGAAGCAAACCGCGATGGCACTATATTCGTTAGAAAAGGTTTGTCGCAAAAACAAATCAATGATGCAGTCGAGCACGAAAAAGTGCATTTGCGTCAAATGGGGCAGGGAAGATTGTCATATACTGACAATAGTGTTACTTGGAAAAAAGATGCTGGCTCTCCTGCAAGAACATATACTAGAGACAACATGCCAGAAGGCGCTAAAGGTTTACCTTGGGAAGCTGAGGCTTATAAAGAAACAAAATGAAAAAGTGCACACCAATAACACAACGCGCAAAGTCCTCGCCGCTGCGTGCTGATATGGCTTTGATACAAGGCGCAGGCATGACAGGCCGCGGTTTCAATAACTTCACCACAACATTCACGGGCGCGCCAGAGCCTAAAGCTGCTAACTTAGTTACCAAACCTAAAGAGGATGAGGGTAAAAACAAGGATGGCGAAAACGGTAACGGTGAAAACAATAACGACGAAAACAAATAATAATATTATGCATCGACCTATTACAAGCAGGGTACGCGACAATAAGAATATTTCTAAAGATCCAGCCCGTCAACCTATGTTACACGTTGGCGAGGTTAGCCCATTAAAGCAAACGTCTGATGCTGCTGGCTTAAGTTTAAGAACAACAGAAACTACGCCTGGCACGCAAAAAACTACAACGGGGGAATACACTACTTATAATACACAAGAGTTTACTGGCAGAAGAGCCAGTACCCCTGAGGAAAAAGCTAGTTGGAGAAAATTGCACAACTTCTGTCTTGAAAATCCCCTATCTGACAGATGTCGCGGAATGAGAAAATATGAAAAAGACGTTGCAGATGCTGCAACAAATGCATCAAAAGCTGAGGTAACGGTTACTGAAGATATTCCTGGAAAAACAGTAACAACTGATCAGCCAGTAATGACGCGTGAAAAAAGTACAGCCCTTTCGCCATACGAGCAATACCAGGCTAAACTTATGTATAATCGTGCGGTTCGTAGTGAAAAGAGCCCCGAGAGAAAACAGCAACGCGATATTGCAAAAGAATACGCTAGACGAACAGACGGCAATTTATACGAAAAATTTAAAGCGCGCCGCGATGTAATGACCGGTAAGGCCTCCTATGCAGATTTCCAATCTAAGTTTGGAGAGGACGCGGAAAATAAGTTTAGGCAAGCTGAGCAAAATTACAACGTATATCGTGGGTTAACTAAAGAACAACAAAGTGCAAGCATGAGCCCAGAGCAAGCAATTCAGCAGCACAATCAAAGACGTGCGCGTGGATCTGGCATTAGAGGTCGCGAGGTTGTTGCTACGGCTACAGATGTGCTTGATCCAATCGTAACAGCCCAAGAAGAAAAATTTGGTGGAAAATTAACACCAATTACAGGTGATCAACCAGTTGTAAAACCTATTGACCCAAATCGTACAATCAGAGGAACGGTAAAATCGTCTGGACTGAACATGATGGACCGTCATATGAATAGCGTTGGTGTTAAGAAATCGTCTGCACTTAAGAAAGGATACTTTAAAGGAAAGTAATATGGCTTACGTACAACACAATTCTCCGTTCAAAAAGAAAGGCGATGCGCCTTCTCATAAAAAATCGCTAGGCTATTATAATGAAGCTAAACCTACAGGTACCGGCGCGGACGCTGGGGGCGGTATGTCGCAGAAGGGTGTAGATAAATATAAAAGAGATAATCCAGGTAGTAAGCTAAAGACAGCTGTGACTAAAGACCCTTCTAAATTAAAGAAAGGTAGTAAGGCTTGGAAAAGAAGAAAATCATTCTGTGCACGTTCTAAAGGATGGACCAGCGAACGTGGTCGCGCAGCACGCCGCAGATGGAATTGCTAATAAAACAAATAAAGATATAAAATGGGTAACTTTGCAACTCAACCAGAATTTGCCACAGCTGAAGTAGCTTCACATACTCCAAGCGATACAATGGACACAACTACATTTTTAGATGGTGCCGGCGTATTCGTTGGTACAGGCGGCGACCTTCGCGTTATTATGAAAAACGTAGAAGGATCTATCAGCGCGCCTGATAATTCTGTAACATTCACTAATATACCTGACGGTACGTTTCTACCTATAATTGTTGATTACATTATTGCTACAAACACTACTGCGGCAGGTATTATTGTATTTAAGTAAGCTATGATTGGTAATAGAATCGGTGTTCCGTATTTTAGCCACAAGCCATTATTTGGCGGTACTGGTCTAAACATACAGGCTGAGAATGGTGATTATCTTATTACCGAAGCTGGCGACTGGATTATTGAAGAAGGCAATATTAGATATTACCGCGGTGATGGCGCAGGCGATTACGTGGATTGTGTAACAGGCTCCGCGCCTTTTAATATTGATTCAACGCAAGATTTATCAATTGTATTCTGGGTGCGCCTTACATCTTCAAATTTACAAAACTTTTTGTTTTGGAATTTTGGTAATACCAATACAGATAAAGACAATCGTATATTATTAACCTACAGCTCGCCACTGAATCGCTTGACCGCGCGTGTACGTTCTCTTGGTGTTAACTTTGATAACCAATGGGATCTTACGGATAATTCAGCTGCAACTGGTATTACGGATAATGTTACAAAATGGACTGCATTACAGCGCGGCAATACAAATGCTGAAGGCTGGACAATGATCACGATATTGTACGACGCCTCTGAAACTACTGGCGCTAATGCATTTAAGATGTATTGGAACGAAACAGCAATGTCTGTAAGCGCTACATCTACTAGTGGTACAAGAACCCCGATGGCAGCAACTTACGGCCGTATTGGCGAAAACTTTGCTGAAACAGATTCTCAAGGTAATGTCCTTGCAGACATGGATGAAATTAAAATATACAACAAGGTACTTACGCCTTCTGAAATATCTACTATTTATAACAGCGGTACTATATTAAACGCTGCATCAACAGTAGAAAGTGGCTTGATTACGGAATGGTCATTTGACGACGGCACAGGCGACGACAGAGAAGGGGTATACACATGTACACTTGTAAATGCAATAACAGCACCTTATTAAGATGGCATACGAAATTCTACCATACGACGAAGAAGCTACAGTATATGAAGTACTGAATGCAGGTACCCCTGAGTTTTATGGAACACAGGAAGAATGCCAGCAATACATAGACAATTTATAAAAGTAAATACCATTAAACATGGCAAATAAGAAATTTAGTGACTTTCAATTAGAAACTGATCAGGCGAATGTATCGTTCTTGGTTGGTTATGACGGTGGCGATAATGTTAGAATTGCACCTTCTAATTTAAGTGCGGGTATGTCCAGCTTCACGTTAACAGGCGACAGCGGTACCAACCAAACCATTGAAGATAGTAATACATTAGATATTGCCGGTGGTACTGGTATTTCAACAGTTGTTGGTGCAACAGATACTGTTACAATCAACCTAGACAACACAACAGTAACAGCGGGTAGCTATACCTCAGCCGATATTACCATTGATGCACAAGGCCGTATTACAGCGGCGGCAAATGGCTCTGGTGGTGGTGGTGGTGCAACAGACCTAGATGGATTAAGCGATGTAAGCATAGGCACAAGCTCAGCTTATCTTATTAATATCCCACCTAGCGCAACAGGTAATAGTAATCTTGTAATGGGAATTCAAGCCGGTACTAACATGACAACATCCGGCGGTAATACTGTGATTGGAAGTTATGCTGGGCGCAGCTGGTCAAATAATTTTGGTAATAACACCATATTAGGGCATAATGCGCAAACTTCCTCTACAAACCAAGTTGGTAATACTGTTGCAATTGGAGCGCTTGCTTCTCAAAATAACGGTAATCCTTATGGCGGGGTTTTTGTTGGTTATCGAGCGGGTGCTGCAGCGCCAAGCGGATATGGGGCTGTTTACATTGGCTCCAGTGCAGGTTATCAAGGTAACTCTACATACGGTGTATGTATAGGTGATTCTGCCGGAACCTTTGGAGCGGGCCAATATTCTGTATTAATAGGGCGTAACGCCGGTAGAAATGCTACAGGTGGAAACAACGGTAGTGGATGTGTGGCTGTTGGGTATCAATCATTAGTAAATAATACAAGCGGGCGGTACAATGTATTTGTAGGGATGTATACGGGTGATGCCATAACCACAGGGGAACAAAACACTGGGATTGGCTACAACGCGGGGACAAACATGACAACCGGGATTAATAATACATTCTTAGGTAATTATGCTCAAGCAAGTTCTACAACTGTATCAAATGAAATTACTTTAGGTGATTCGAACGTAACTTCATTGCGCTGTGCTGTAACGTCTATTACTTCTTTATCTGATCAAAGAGATAAAACAGAAATAACTAATTTAAGCTATGGATTAGATTTTATTAATTTGCTTCAGCCGCGCGAATTTGTTTGGGACAACAGGGCAGAAACAAGATTACAACAGGCGGTTGACGAAAATGGCGAGGCTATTTTAGACGAAGACTACGAGCCTGTTATGGAAACGGTGGAGTTTTTCTCTGCTAACAAAGGTAAAAAAGATTTTGGTTTCATTGCACAGGAGGTTCAAGTATATGATAACGATACATTAAGGCTTGTTTATGAGGAAAATCCAGATAAGCTTGAAATGAGCTACGGTAAGCTAGTCCCAATACTAGTGAAAGCTGTACAAGAATTGTCTGCTGAGATTGAATCATTAAAGGCGCAATTAGCATAAACCGATTATACGTAAATATAATCAATACAAACACTTAAATAAAATCAAATGAAAAAAGTAACAAAAAAAGAGTTGGAAACTCTTCAAGGTCTAGTTAGTCGTATCAATCAGGGTACATTCAATGTAGGTAACGTTGAATTGCAAAAGAAAAACATGATTGACGAACTACACGGTTTGATTGCAGCACTAGAAGCTGAAAAGCAAGTATTGCAAAAGAAATACGGTGATAAAGAAATCAACGTAATGACCGGTGAAATTATTGACGCAGCTAATGCAAGTAATTAGAAAGATAAGCGTCGGAAAGGACTATAAAAATGATGCCATGCACTATTCTGTTGGACAGGAAGTGTATGGCGGTCATACTATAGTTAACATATTAGAAGAGGAAGACAAGTACTCTGTCTATATACAAAAAGAAGATATGGTAATGCCATGGAAAGACTTCAACAAAAACATGGCTGTTTCTGTTGAATACGATCTTTCTTGGTAATGAAAAGCGTATTTAATTACATGGTAGCCCCAAAGCACGGGCGATCATCTGGTAAGAAAGAGATTGATGGGAAAGAGCTACTACTTAACACGGATACTCAAGCCCACGAATACACCAGCAGGCTGGGAATAATTAAGGCGTTACCATTAGCAACACCCACCGAGTTACGAGTTAACGATGAGGTGATACTGCACCATAATGTTTTTCGTCGATTTAGAGACGTACGCGGCGCTGAAAAAAATAGCAAAGCATATTATTCTGAAGATACATTTTTTGCTCAGCCTGACCAAATATACGCTTATAAAAGAAATGGTGAGTGGTATTGTTTGGAAGGCTTTTGTTTTTTAAAACCTATCGTAAATAAAGACCCGCTTTCTTTAGAAAAAGAACAGCCGCTTGTGGGTATTATTAAATACGCAGACAAAGGTTTTGAAGCTGGCGAACTTGTAGGTTTTAAACCAAACAGAGAATACGAATTTAATATTGAAAAAGAGCGCTTGTATAGAGTGCCTTCGAAAGACATTACAATTAAATATGAATACCAAGGAGACGAAGAAGAGTATAATCCAAGCTGGTCGCAAAGCAGTTGAGGAACTTATTAAAGTCGCAGAAGAAAAGATCATTACTAATACAGAAGATGATGTATCTGCCGACCGACTAAAGAATGCAGCTGCAACCAAGAAGCTGGCTATATTTGACGCTTTTGAAATCCTTACTCGCATTGAAGAAGAAGAGCGTATACTCGAGAATAGACCGAAAGAAGAGAAGAAAGAGGAAGCCTTTAAAGGGTTTGCTGAAAGACGATCTAAGTAATGTACGAGCAAAGTTTAGTAAAGACCATAGAGCCTATAAAGCTCACTACTTTGCATCGACTGAACAAGGGCAAGAAATGGAAATATGGTTACGATAAAGAACATGACATTATTGTAATCAGCCATACCGGACAGATCGGAGAAATAATAGAGATTGAAAATCTAAAGATAGCTTTACCGCCGGCGCCTAAAGATTTAAAGAAAGGCGAAGACAAATGGGTAAAGTCTGAATACCCAAAAGAATTAAAGTCTGTTAAGACTATATTTGATTGGCAAACATACCCAGACGATTTTAAAAGCAAATGGGAAGGATACATAGATGAAGAGTTTAAAAGAAGAGATGAAGGACATTGGTTTTATAATAAAGGTATACCCACTTATATTACTGGTTCTCATTATATGTATCTACAATGGAGCAAAATCGACGTGGGGAACCCAGACTACCGTGAAGCAAATAGACTATTCTTTATATTCTGGGAAGCATGTATGGCCGACTACAGATGTTATGGAATGTGCTATCTTAAAAATAGACGGAGTGGATTTTCATTCATGGCATCAAGCGAGACCGTTAATCAAGCTACAATATCAAGTGACGCAAGATTCGGTATACTATCTAAGTCAGGAGCAGATGCTAAAAAAATGTTTACAGACAAAGTAGTTCCTATATCTGTTAACTATCCGTTTTTCTTTAAGCCTATCCAAGACGGTATGGATAGACCTAAAACCGAATTGGCATATCGTGTGCCAGCTTCAAAGCTAACACGAAAGTCAATACAGTCGCAAGAAAAGCGTGTAGAACTTGAAGGTCTTGATACAACTATTGACTGGAAAAACACAGGTGATAACTCTTATGATGGTGAGAAGCTTAAATTGCTTGTGCATGATGAGAGTGGTAAATGGGAACGACCTGACAATATTTTGAATAACTGGCGTGTAACCAAAACAACATTACGATTAGGTTCAAGAATCATTGGTAAGTGTTTAATGGGGTCTACGTCTAACGCATTGGATAAAGGTGGTGATAATTTTAAAAAATTATACCAAGATTCTGATGTAACTAAAAGAAATGCTAACGGACAAACTAAGTCTGGTTTATACAGCCTTTTTATTCCAATGGAGTGGAATTACGAAGGTTTTATAGATGAATATGGTTTGCCGGTGTTTAATACACCTACAGAGACTGTTTTAGGACCATATGGTGACGTTATAGAAGTTGGGGTTATAGATTATTGGGAAAACGAAGTTAATGGTCTTAAAGGAGACCAGGATGCTTTGAATGAATTTTACAGACAATTCCCGCGAACAACTGAGCATGCTTTCCGAGATGAAAGCAAAAATAGTATTTTTAACCTAGCGAAAATATACGAACAGATTGATTATAACGAAGATCTGCGTAATACTAATATAGTATCGAAAGGTAACTTTCAATGGGTTAATGGCGTTAAGGATACAACAGTGGTATTTATACCTAGTCCGCAAGGACGCTTTAAAGTATCCTGGGTGCCGCCTGCAGCAATGCAAAACAGGCAAATTATTAAGAATGGTATTAAATACCCTGGCAACGAACACGTCGGTGCATTTGGGTGTGATAGTTACGATATTTCGGGCACGACCGACGGTAGGGGCTCAAAAGGTGCATTACACGGATTAACAAAGTTTTCAATGGAAGATGCACCACCTAGCTCGTTCTTTTTAGAATACATAGCTAGGCCTCAGACAGCTGAGATATTTTTTGAAGACGTGCTAATGGCATGTGTATTTTAC